CCTGGACTCCACCCGAGAACTACACTATTCGCTACGCTATTGATCACAATCCTAGCGCAAATAATCCTGATGCGGTCTTGTTCTGTGCAACTGCACCAACAGGAGAAGTATTCTTTTTCCATGAACTCTTTGATATACTATTGACTCCAGCTCTTTGCGAAAGTATGACTGAAGTGATGTGGGGTTATCATGTTGCAATGGGATTAATTGACCCTATTGCATTTATTGAGAATCCAAATGACGGATCAACTACAGTTAGTGCTTTTGAGGAGAATGGAATCTCTCCAATGAGGGCAGCTAAAGATCCAACAAGAGGATGGAGAGAAACTAACCAAGCCCTTAAAGAATTTACTCCACATGGCTTTCGTAGAGTTAGATTCTATGAAGGGTTAAGAAGAACTCTTTGGGAATTTGATCGTTATTGTGAAGATACTAACAAGCCAGGTAAAATTAAAGATGCTGGTAAGTGGCACATGATGGAGAATCTTTATCGAATGGTTATAGAGGGACTTGATTACGAAGAGCCTCAGTTAATGAGTGATTTCTTCTTGATTCCTCGAGGAGATGAAGTAACCCAGAAAGTTGAAAATAATGCAGATGAGGTGGTATTCGGTACCAGATTTGGCGTATGATGACTGAAGATGTTATAAAAGAACTTAATAGAGAAGAGCAGACTGACTTTCATGTTAGGCTGAAGAATAAGTGCATTACTCTTGTTGATGGTTCTCGTCAGGTAATGTCACAAGAATATTCCAAATGGGATAAGCGGCAGAAAGTCTACCTAGCTGAGAGGGACTTAGATCAAAAGGATCGTAAAGCGGTTGCAGATAACGAACCAACCAAGATGGTTATTCCAATGTCTACTGCTCAAATCAATACCTTTGTTTCTTCTTGTTTGATGCTGCTGAGGCAACGAGCAAGATTCTTTGAGTTTGATCCTAGTGGGACAGAAGATTATGTTCTGAGAGAGCCTAGCGAAAGGATTCTTGAGCGTGATCTTCGTTATAATAAGCATCACTCATTACTTCATCAGTTTTTCCTTAATCTTGCTCGTTACGGAATAGGAGTTATACGTCATCATTGGGTAGAAGAAACAGTTAAAGTTCTTCTCTCTGAACCTCAGGAAGTACTTGGTCAGTTAGTCGCACAAGCACCTGAATACCAAGAAGTACCTACTTATAGTGGAAATAAACTTGATGGCATTAGTCCTTACAATTTCTTCCCTGATACACGTCTCCCCTTAACTAAGCACCAAGAAGGTGAATATTGTGCTAGTGATGAAGAGTTCACTAAAGTCAAGTTACAAAGAATGGAGGACTCTGGTCTTGTAGCTGGAATTGAGCATGTTAAGCCTTTTACTGCACAGAATTTACATAAACGTTATCCTAACGGAGACTATAGATTCTATTCCGTAGATAAGAGTGATCCTACTCAAGATACAAATAACTTCTGTGTTACTGAGTGTCAGGTCTGGTTAACTCCTAGTGAATTTGAACTAGAGGGAGGTAAGAAGTTAGGCAAAGAAGATTTTCCAATACTTTATCTTGTCAACTATGTTAATGATGATAGGATTATTCGAGTGGAACCAATGAATAATATGCATTCAAGTTTCACCTATGAAGTAGCCCAGTTTACTCCCGACGAGCAAAGAAGGCTTTCGACCTCTTTGGCCGACATGGTAGGAGGGCTTCAGGAACTTTCTGATTGGTATATTAATGCACGAATAAGTGCAGTTAAGAAAACCTTGGAAAACAATATTGTAGTTGATCCTAGGTATATTAATATGCAATCACTTAAGAGTAGAAGTTCTATTGTAACTCTTTCTAAGCATGCACCGCAAGGAGGAATTGGCAGGACGGTTATGCCGCTTCCTGTACAGGATAATACTCAAAATCACTTCGACGATATTTCCCGCCTTAATGGTTTAATGGACCAGGCGACTGGTGTGATGGATCCTCTAAAGGGACAGGCCCAGCAAGGAAGACGTTCTGCCTTTGAGATGCGTTCGGTTGTGCAAGGAGGAATGAACAGAATTGTCACTCTTTGCCTTCTGGCATGGGAGCAAGCTATTCAGCCTACCGGTATTCGGATGCTCACCAATCACAGGCAGAATGTCGACCTAGCCACATTCACTAAGATTATGGGAGAGGACGTTGATCCTATAGTATTTAATGATTTCAGATCTTCTGCTATAGATTTAATTGGAAACAATGATCTCTTTATCTTTGATGGAGTGTCTCCCTCAGAGAAAAACTACATGGCTGAATCACTTCAAGAGCTGTTTATTGCAATGCTTCAGCAACCTGATATTGCTATATCTAATGGATGGGATCTTAGTAAGATGCTGAAGGAGATTTATGAGCTTCGTGGAATTACAGGACTGGATAGATTCAAACTTACTCCTGAAGAGCAGCAGCAACAAATGATGCAGCAAATGTTAATGAGTCAACAACAAGTACAACAAAATGGAAACGCTACCGCAAACAGAAGTCCCTCTCCTCCGATACGATCAGCGGGACTACAGTGATCAAGAAGTAACTAAACTGATTAAAGAATTAGAAGATTTTGAACAAACTTCACTTTATGAACTATTTCTCTGGGATGTTCAAGTAGAAATTGCAGAGATACGTAATGAGATTGAAGATGATGATACTCTTACTGAAAAACAAGTAGATAAATTAAGAGGCAAGGTAAGTAAACTTAAAGACATTTCTATAAGATTCCCTTCCTTTGCCGAATATCTTCTTACAGTAATTAACCAAAATAACGACAACCAAAATGAGTGATATTGTAGATCCAAGTCTAGTTGAAGATAATCAGTCTTTTGAGTCGGGTGGAGAAGTTGCAGATCAACAAACTACCGAGACTCAAGAACCGATTCAAGAAAATCCTAATGCAGAAATCGCATCTGCAATTCAAGAAGGGTTTAAGAATGTTCAGCAAAGTCAGCAGCCAGCAGAACCAGAACAACCTCAACTTACTCAAGAAGAGATTAATGAGCGGCTTAATATAACTTCTTTTGATGAGAAGGATGCCGCTTCTCTAAGAGAGGCTCTTCTTTCAGAAGATAATCCTGAACTGCTTGTAAACTTTTTGAATGGAATGCACCAACGTATGGCTGCCCAACACCAGACATACTCTAACTTGATAAACCAGAAGGCGCAAATGGATATAAACGATCAGTTTGCTCCAATGGCTAATCATATTCAGCAACAAAGAAATGAAGCAATCAAAGAGCGTTTCTTTAAATCGAATGAATCCTTAAGGGATTTTAGTAAGGTTATTCCAATGGCAGCACAAGAACTTGCCAAAACAGAACAAACTTTTGCAAATGAGTCCGAAGAGTTTCAGGCTCTTGCAAAGCAAACTGAGAAACTAATCCAGCAATTTCAACCTGGATTTAAACTCGGACAAGCAAAGAGTGGAGAACAACCTAAACCTGCGGCTTCACTTGGCGGCGGTACTGGCGGAGGATCGGGTGATTCCGTTTCCGTTAGTATTGGTGCTGATCCGGCTATAAGGTAACTTCAACTAACAACCAACAACCAACTGAAATAAAATGGCTGGAATCATGGGATTGATTAGTGAGAAGGAGTTCTCCGACAACTCTTTCCACTCCTTTAATAATCGTCGGCAAACGTTTTGGAACTATCCTGAAGGCGCAGCTACACTTTCGTATCTGCTGTCTCTGATGGATTCAGAACCAACTGATACTCCTCTTAACTTCGGTTGGGAAGAGATTCGATACGCATATATTCGTACTCAAACTGCGGGTGGTGATGGTCCTTTTTCGGCGTCTGGTAGCGATACAGCTGCCTCTTCTCCGATGACTATTACACAAGATACTGAGTACCGTGTTGAGGTTGATGATACCTCGAACTTCCAAGTGAATGACTCCATTATCTTTGTTGATATGGTGATCAACGGTACAACGAATCTTACCACTATTCGTGGTGTAGTGTCCTCTATTGTAAGCTCTACTAAGCTTGAGTTCCGTGCCTTGCACACTGTAACCAATGTGGTCAATACGCTTGCCTCTACTGTAGACAAGAATGTTGCTAAGATTGGTTCGGCTTATGCTGAAGGTAGTACGTCTGGACAAGGCCGTATGCTTGTTCCTGTTGAGCCCACGAACAACACTCAGATCTTTAAGGATCCGGTTGAGTTCACTGGTTCAGCATTGAAGATTCCTACGGACTTCGATAAGACTGGCGCTTACAAAACTAAAGCTAAGACAACTGCTCTTGATCACGTAATTGGTCAGGAAATGGCTCTGCTCTTTGGTAAGAAGCACACCTTCAACAGTGCACTCGCCGCTGGTGGGTCATTTGGTGGTGCCACTACTCCTACTCGCACAATGGGTGGAATCCTGCACTTCCTTGAAGAGTGGGAAGCTACTGGCGGTGGAGCTGCTGGTTATCGTCCTGGTGGAGCTGCACTTACAGCTGATACTGCAGACGATAAGCGCATCATTGAGAACTCCACTGGTACAATGACTTCTGAAAAGTGGGATGAGTACACCGAGCGGGTATTCCGCAAGGCTAATACTCAGTCTCGCGAGAAGATCTGTCTTGTGGGTAATGGTGCTGCTAAGGCAATTAACCAACTCATTAAGCGTGAAATCGTGCGGGAAATTCCTGCTACTGATCGCGGTGATACTTGGAGAATGCGTGTTAAGTCGGTTGAAACTTCTTGGGGTACACTTCACTTCAAGACCCATCCGTTGCTTACCGATACTCCCGGACTGTTCTATGCGATGTTTATCATCGACGTGCCGTTCCTTAAGTATCGTCCGCTTAATGATCGTGATATGGTCAAACTCAATAATCGTCAGTCGAATGACGAGGATGGTCGTAAAGATCTGTGGTTGACTGAAGCCGGGCTAGAGCTTCAATTCCCCGAAGCGCACATGCTCATCAAAAACGTACAAAAGATTGTCTAACCAATGGCTAATGTCACTTCAAATGAGATCACTACGATCTCTATCGACGCATTTGGTAAGAAGGGCCACGATTTAGTTCTCGTTGAACTTTACATCGAACACGCCTGGGCTACCAATGATAAAGTGTTTGCAGCTGATATTGGAGTTAAGTCTATTTGTGGAATCCTGGGCTCTTCGGCCTTAGACTCTTCAAATGATCTTTCAGAAAGGGCTTTAGATGCCAATGACTGGTCACTTGGTTGTGACACCAGAATCCGTATTGGAGCTGATGTTGCAGGCGATACAGTTAATTCTGCGGCCGTAGATGACTTCATTAAAGCTGGAAGCAATCTTAATAGTAGCACAGCAGCGTGGCTAACGTTGCTTTGCCGAGTATTCTAACCAACCTAATATTATGCCAAAAGGAACTGACGTAACTGCAGCTGAATATGATATGGATTCTGGTGAAGATCATCGGAATTCACGGGTAAACAAACAGCACGCACGAGAGCATAAACCTCATGTGTCTGCTAACAACAGTACTGCTCCTCACAAACCTAAGAAGATCGACTTCGGTCCTCTCGGTATGCATCGAGGCGGTAGTTAGGTTCAATAACTGAATTGGACAATGGAGGGGGAGGGTTATGATCCCCTCCTCCTCCATAACTAAATTTTCAAATGAATACTATTGGTGAGCTAAAAGAGGTTGTTAAGGAGTACTTGCAAATAGAAGCTCCTTCAGTAATTGATTCCACTCTTCAGTTGGGCGGAGATCAACTGGGTAAAAATGTAAAAATTGATAATCTTATTCTTCGTGCTGCCAATACTGCAAGGATTAAGGCTGAAAGAAAGCACGACTTTGGATGGGCAGATGACACTGTGCAGGGTGTAATTCCAATGAATGGGAATGGTCTGCCATTCGATCATCTTTATGAAATTCCCAAGTATAAGGCTACACTTGTAATTAATAGTGCTGGAACAAGCACACTTACTTACGATACAGATATTACATCACTAGCGCACAGACCTTTAGTGCGAAGTAGTGATACACATTTTGCAGTAGAGCCACAAGTAGCTGGAGCTTTTACTACAGACATTGTGAAGTTCACTCGTGAACTAGATCCTATTGACGATTTTCCTGACTATGTATTAAGTAGTCTTGGAGGTATTTCTAATGGCACTTATGCTGTGTATGTTCGTAGTATCAATAATGCACGAACAGAAGAGAACTATACTGAAAGGTACCGTAAGATTAAGACAATTAACGATTGTTGCATTGTTGATGAAGATGACAATGATGTTCCTATTAGGTATGAGAAGAAAGCCCGACTAGCTAAGAGGTCATTGGAGCACCAAGAACGAAGAACTGAATTAGGTATTGCATGGAACTTCACTACTCTCATTAGTATTGGAGAAAGGTTTTTCTTATACCCTGAGTCTACTGCTACTGACCAGACAATTAGAGTTGATGCTAACTTATGGATGCCTGAATATCTTGATGATAGTGATAGTGATTCTTTCCTCAAGCATGGATTTGACTATATGCAATGGGCTTGTATTGTAGAGCTTAATAGACTACTTCAGGTCTTTGTTCCAAGGCAAGAGGGTAATATCCCTCCTCCAAATAACGAGAGAGATGAAGCTCTGAAAGAACTTATCGAGTTTGATATCTTCCAATCTGAAACAGGATCAACTGACGACCTTGATTAATGGCCTTTAAACTTCCAGAAGTATTTACCCAAGGTAACTTACTGTCGTCTCACTCTAAGATTCGACAGAGTCACAAGGAACATCCTATCTCGAAAGAGAAGATGATCTACTTTGAGGTTAATGTTAAGAATGGGTTTGTTGTTCCTACACCTCTTCCATTTGGAGTGTTTGCGGAGACAACTGAAATTAGCTCTAATGAAGCTCAACTGCAGGTTTGGGTGGCTAATGGATTCTATCAGAATAACCCTACATTTGCAGAGAATAGAAAGAGGGTTTATAATCTTACTCCCTTTATTCAAGAAGCAGATGTCTTTGAGCAAATTGTTTTATCTGGTGCACCGATCATTACTGACACAGATACATGGGAAGCTAATCAAACCGCAATAGATCAAACTCATGACTTCAGCAGAAAGGTTCAGGTTGTTACTAGAAATGACATTGTTTCTGGTGAGCGGGATCTTCAAATGTTTGAAACACATACGATCACCAAAACACTAGAGAAAGCTGTAGATGCTGAAGCGGCTGCAGACTTTCCCGCAGCATTAAGTGCTGGAACACCTCCCAACTTTAATTATATTGAGTATAATGAAATCCGTTATGGGTGGTATATTAAAAGTAATGAAGAAATTTCAGAAGGGACTAAAACTGCATTCTGGACCACAAGAAGTCAATTCTGGCCTGCAGTACTTGAGAATATTGATTTAGGTATTCTTGAAGGTCAATTAGATTCGGGTGAAACTTACATTGCTTCTGTACTTATTGATGCTAGGTATAAAGAATCATATAGTGGTCCCTGTAAAACACTAGTAACTAAGAAGTGGTCATCAGATATGCCTGAGATAGTTAACCCAACTCAGCTAGTTACAGACGCTTTTCAATATCAAGGTATCTTCTTTAACTTTACTTGTCCTGAGTGCCTTCATCATACAGTTGATTTTAAGGAGTTCACAGGGTCTTTTCATCCTAAACTAAAGTCAAGCCAATTTAGAATTAAAAGCTTTCCTGGTACAAGATATGTTGACTGGCCTTCATTTCAAGAAAGAACAGATGACCCTACTCCTTATAAAGGTGGGTATCTTTACGATGTGATTAGAATCTTTGCACCTCAGAAGTAGTGGCTGAAGAAAATAATATAAGACAAGCTAACCCAAAGCAAGGCCTAGGTCCAGGTGGGGCCGGGAGAGGCTTGAATGTAGGCGAAGTCGAAGGTCCAGAGCTTCAGGGTGGAGGAGAACTTGATTGGCAAGGAAGGCCACATCCTGAGACTACTACTAAGCCCTTAAGGACAGGCAGATTAAGTGATCCTCCTAGACCATTAAGGGTTGAAGCTGGTGGAGATGGAGGTGGTAAGCTTGACGCAAACAACGGAGGGATTAATTTCAGACAGCCTATGATGATTGTCGGTTTTCCCATTTGGCGTTTCGCTGATGACCTAGATCCTTTTCGAGTGCATCGAGTTACTGATGACACAATGAGAGTTAATAAAGGGAGTGCTTATTATAACACAGGATCAGGTGGTGCTAGTCCTGCCATATACGAGCATAAGCTTTTAGAGATTCCAACTTCAGATCCAATTGGACCAGATCTTGGTGATGACGGCATATGGGCAAAGTTTAGGGGTACAACAGTACGACAATCATTCAGTCAAACCACCCATATCACTACTCATGAACTAAGCATGTATAAGGTCAATACATGGGAATTTACTGAATATACTACTACTGCTCCAACTGTAACGAATAATAATACCGATGTGTCTGGAGTAGATCAGACAACTGTTGATATTTATGTGAAGATCTGTGATCTTAAGAATAGTGAAACAGGAGGAATAGCTGCTACTCAACGTATAGGAGGTGCAATCTGGCTACCTGAAATTATAGACGGCAAACTAGGACCGTAGTTAGTCCTATCAAATTAAACTAAACAAACAAAAATATGGCAAATGAAATTTCGGTCACTAGCGGCCTATCATTAAATAGAACGACTGCACCTGCTAGTAGTGTCAGTAAGAATGCAAGTGTTCAAGTAGATCAGTCTGCTGCAACTGGAGGGTTTGTCTTTGGTTCAGCAGTTATTGGTGCAAGTGAAGAAACGCTTGAAAAATCAGATATTACTACTATCGGATGGGTATGGGTTAAGAATTTAACTGCTTCAGGATCTAATTATGTTAGCCTTGGTTCCGTTTCAGGTCAACGTCCAGTACTAGCTTATCCAGGAGAGACTGCTGGTCCAGTTAGAATTAACGCTGCTGAGGTTTATATTGAATCTTCTAGTGGCAATCAAAATATTGAATTCGTACTTATAGAAAGTTAATCATGCCAAATACAAGAGAATCATTGGCAGCTTTGGCTGCAATAGCTAACTTGTTTCCACAGGAACAGTCACTCACTATTGGTGATCTAATTGGACTGGATACTCAAATGAGGAACCAGAAGAGGTTAGATCAACAAGCACAGTTGCAACAACTGGCTTCACAAGAGGCACTTACTCAAGGTGCTTATGGTAGAACAATGGGAGACAAGCAGTTTGGGTTAGATGAGCAACGTGTAATGGATGCTGCAATGGCCCAGATGGCACAGCAGCAAATGCAACAACAGGCCTTAGGTCAAGCAGGAGAAAGAATTGCAATGGAGCAGCAACTTAGTCCTGCGAAAGTTGGATACTATGAAACTGGTGCTCAGGCTAATCTGGCACGGATGCGTGCTGAAGAGGAAAAGAATGCCCTGATGAACATGTACTTACAGCGAGCTTTCCAACAACAAGGAGGAGGCCCACTTACTGGTGGAATGGGAGGTCCGCTTACTGATGTACAACAAGGACAACAGGCTTTTTATAATCAGGTATTCCAACCACAAATGTAGAACTTAGAACAATGGCTTTATTCGGAACATCACAATCACCAAGTAGCAGGCTTATGGATGCCTTTCTTGCACAACAAGGAGGCGGACAACAGCAGGGAATCAATATGAATCAGGCAATGAATCAGATTGGACAGCAACAAGATTTACGAAATCGTAGGATGGGAGACCTTGGTAGAAGGGCTTTTGGCGGTATTCGAAATAGAAGGGGCATGAGCGGAAACGTTATTGATCCTGTAACTGGGATAGAACCAAAAAGAGCATTACCTAATAACTTAGGTGCATGGTATGATGCGAATCCTAACGTCAGAAGAGGTGAATTTGATCCTACTGGAAGAATGACGAACTGGCGTAGCAATGTACAGAATACAACCGCTGATCTTAACCTCTTAGGAGAACAAGGACTAGCGAGACTTGCAAATGAAAAAATTGGATTAGCTAGAAGAAACCTTCATCAGCCACCCACAACTACAACTACACCTGCACCTACTCCTAGTAAACCTTCTGGTAGTGGGTATTCAATATACGATGTGTTTGGTGATATTGAGAACACTATAAATGACCTCATAACTGCATATAATAGTGACGACGGAGTTGTACCGCCTGATCAACCACCCACAATTACACCTACACCTGATCCGTGGGGCGATATTGGAACGGGAGACGACCCATGGATGACTTCACTTGAAGGTTACCCGGCAGGTTTAGGGTCTGATTTTCAAAGAGCAGATGCTCGTGCTGAACCTGGTCCGCCTATGCCAACTCCTATGCCCACAATGGAAGTTGATCCAAGAGAAGCTCCACTTGGTGTAGATCCTGTTACTGGTGAGCCTAGAGTTCCAGGAAGCACGCGTGACCCGCATCCGAACACGCCCATGCCGGATTCAGTTTGGGGTGGTCAGCAAAGAGGAATTGAGGATTTGGGAAAGGCTGATCCGTTTGATTTGATACAAAATCAAATGTATGATGCCTTAACTGATATTCAAGTTGCACCACAACATCAACGTGATGCTGCAACAAGACAAATCCATCATCAAACAGTAATGGAGTTATTGGAAGGCATGGATCCTGAAAGTTTCCTTTACCAACAGATACAAGAATATTACGGAATGAATAAAGACAATCCAGGCAATCCAGGCAATCCACAATATAAGGACGATCCCTTTAGTGTTATTCAGTCATTCATTCAGCAACCTCAAGGCGGTATCCCCACACCAGTACAGTAATGCCAATACAGCCACCACCACTCGAAGGAGTACAACGGAATCTCACTTTTAGTGAAGTAGAGGACGCTTATAGACGAGCGTTAACTACTCCAAAAGGACAGTTCTATTTTCCCGAAGCGGAATTTCCACGTCGTTATGTTCAATATACAGATGGAACAATATCACGTGATGAAATTTATCCAACTTCGATGGGCTACACTGATGAAGGCCTAAGAAAGTTTGCACAACTTGGGAATCAGCTAACTGGAACTGAGGCTTTTCGTGCTGCTGATCTTGATAAGTGGGGAATGGCTTGGGCTAGAAGTGGGCAAGGTGTTAATGAAATTGCAGAGGATTATGGTGTTAAGTGGGCTGGTGGAAAGGTTGGTCAAGGAATAGGTGATCTGCTCTTTGATGATCCAGAGTTTGGGCATGAAATTGGCGAACATATGGGATCTGCCTTGGTTGCCTTTGCTCCTGCCCTTATTGGTGGAATACTTGGTAAGAGAGTTCCTGGTGCTCAGTATGCGGGTAATATGATAACGGGTGCTGCTATGAGTGGATTGAAGATGGAGCAAACAGGTGATCCACTTCGCTCTACAGTAGCAGGTGGGCTTGCAGCAGTTACACCATGGGGAATTCAGAAAGGAGCACATGCACTTACTCAAGGCGCAGCTAAAGTAGTTGGACCTAAGATATCTACAGCAGTTGGCACACTTCTTAACAGTAGTGCTGCTTTGGGCATGCCTGCCAGAACAGTTCCAAGTGCCGTTAGTAGCTTTGGAGTAACAGCAGGTGCAGATATAGTGGACATTGGGCTTGCTGACGATCGTACTCTTGGTGAGTTATCTCATCCTGATTATTGGAAGGCTCACACAATTGGAAGTGTAGCGTTCTTGCCATTCGATGTTATGGCTGGTGTTGCCCTACATAAGAATGCTGTTGCGCAGCAGAGTCTAGTTAATGTTAATGCTGGAAATCGTGATGCTATTAGTCAATCCCGTCTGAATTCATTCGATGATAGGGTACTACAGCCACGGTCTATTGAGGATGTAGTTAGTGCTACAGGGTTGGGTAGGGATCAGACTCACACCTTCATGACTGTAGAAGAAAGGCAGGCAGCACGTAAAACGGATCCAATGTTTAAGTACACGGAGTTAGGCCAGAAACTTACTCCTGAAAGATTCGATGTTCTTTATGGAAAAGAGAAAGCGAAGATGGGTAAGTTCCTTTCTAAGTTTGAACAAGAGAATGTAAAGGCTGGAGAAGAGGCTAAGTTAGCATGGAAACGTTCTGCTGGACTTATAGAGAAATATCCTTGGGATGATCCTGCAGCACCAAAAGATAGCGAAAGTAAGCCCGTAACTGAACAACGTACAAAACTTCCTGAAACTTCAGAGGAGTTTGCGACTCAGTTAAAGGGTATGAATAGGGCTCGAGAAGAGGCTGGACTTCTTCCTATTGATGATATTCCACTTCGAACAGCTGTCGAACGTGATATCAGAAAGGGTAGAGACCTTGCTACGGCAGAAAAACGCGCATTAAGGAAGTTTAGCGACCAATCAGAACGTGATATTCGTAGAGTAGAAGCAGGCAGAATTCAAATTGAACGAGATCGTGTCTTTATGGATGAACTGGGGGAGCTACGTAAGTCAACACCAGAACACACAAAACAAGCAGATGCGTTTGAGGATGCTGTAACCAAGTATGCCGCAGATAGTACTTTACGGCAGGATGTTGAAAGGATTAAACGTGACTGGGAAACAAGACCAAGTGAAGAACAAGGAATTGCACCCTTGAGAGCAAAGCTTGATAATATTGTAGCTCGAGCGAAGAAACGAGCAGAGGCTAACCTTCCATCTGATCCCTCTAAGGCGGGCAGAAAGAGTGATGTTGAAGCTGGTAATATTAACATGCAAGACCTTACAGCTAAGGTTGAGGCTCTAGGAAGCAAGAAGAACAGCGAGGTTTGGGCGATGTACGAGAAGTTTACTAGTGAACTTGATCGTTTCATGGTATCAGGTGGCGAATCTGTTGCATTTTTCTCTGTGTTAAATAAGTGGTTTAAGGATGGAAATGGTGGTAAGATGGATGTGCTTGGTGGACTGCTGAAAGCCAAGAAGGAGGGAATGAAATTGGATACCTGGAAAAAGGTAAAAGAATCAGGTCACGATGATGAGACTCTTCAAGGTCTTATGGATGGTGAAGGTCATAAACAGTGGATGGATGATCAGAATGAAGGCTTCGATGCAATGTTGCTTAAGCGCGCTGTTGAGAGTGATCAAGATTTCATTATGGGTATGACTGGAAGGATTAAGTACACTGAAGATAATCAACTAGTCATTGGAACTCCGAAAAATAGAATAAAGATAAGTGGCCTTATTGATGAAGAACGTTTAGTTAAGTTACTTCAAAAAGCACAAATTTCACCACCAGAATGGCAGGCTATTAAGAGGTCACAGGCAATAACGGATGAACAGTTTTTAGCTAGTCCAGCTGTAATGAAGCAACTCCTTAAGGGAGATTTTACTGGCGCAGCAGCAAGGTTTAAAGATAATTTAGTTGTTTATCCAGAGAAGGGTAAGCCTATAGTTAATGCTAAAAATATAGTAAATACTCTTAATCGTACTTTTATTACAATTAAAGATTTAGGCTTCCAAAGAGGCCCATCTAAAGATCCAGCAGTACTACAAAAAGAAGGTGAAGTAATTGCACTACATCAACAGCAGGCAGATATTGTACATCAGTTTGAGAGTTTAGCTCAAGACTTTGACGCTAATTTTATTAGAGATGTAAGCGGTACAGCTTTTACTGGCAAAGAACTTCTAAAGTTTTATGGTGAATTAAATACTCGAAGTTTTCCCCATGATGTAGCCAGAGAACCTAAAGAATATTTGCACTTGGATGTGCTAGAAATGGCACGACTAGCAAAAGAGGAAACGTACAAGATTCAACGTGGACAGGACATTCCCCACGACGGACCACGACGTGATCAGGAAGCCTTGTTGGACCAAGGAGCTAAGATGTTTGATGAGTTCAGGCAAAGCTGGAAAGCATCTCATGAATTGTCAGCAGAAATGTCTAGATTCGGTATGGACGCACCCGAACCAAGTCACAATCCTTTAGTGTCAGTTCAAACGCCATCTGGAACTATATATAGTGGTGAAGTGCCTCCAAACTGGCATGTACCCTTTACAAACATTGGTCCTTATGATACTCAAACAGTACCCTTTGTAATGAATAAAACAAATCCTACTGGAGATACTGGATTTGTGGTAGTTATGAAGGGAGGTGGTCAAGGCCAGAACCATCAAGATGCTGAAGCTCACGGTCTACCAGCAGATAACATTGTATTCGGTCGTGGAAGATTTACAGAACATAACGGCGAACTTATCTATCATTTATATGAAATGCAGTCTGATGGTCTACAGGCTATGTCAAAAGATATCGAGAATTTCGTTAATAGTCTAGTTGATACTAATACAGGTAAACCTGCTGATATACATGTAAATAGACGAGCACTTCTTTATACTGGTGCTGAAGATTTACCAACACATATTAGAGCGCAAGCGAAAGCAAGTGCGGTTTATCAGCAGCAAGACTCTATAATTGTTGGTGTTACTCATGAATTTAGGGCTGCTCGTGGACCAAGAACCAGAACTAATTACGACCAATTTGATGAGTTAAGAGCATACCGAAAAGAAGAGTATGGGAAACTTGGAGAGGCAATAGCACCTGAATGGGATCCTCGGTTAGTTCCTCTAGCTACTGCCGAAGAATTTTATATAGTTAATCCTAAAACAAAAGCAGTTCAGCTTTTAGAGCATTTTACTAAACTACCGTACAAGACAGGGTCGGTCAAGAAACGTGTTTCCACAAACAACGAAACTAGAACCCATTTATTTTTCAATGACTCTAAGACAATGCTTGATGATCTGTTAGCATTGGATAACCTTACACCGAGATGGGAAGAAAATGTACAAAACCATCCTTTACTTAAGAACATCCAAGAGTTACGTGATCATGGTAAATACTTTAAAGAAAATCCTGATCTAAAGAAAAGGTTACTTCAACAAGCAGAAAAGGGTTGGCCAGAGGACGTAACTGATGTACTTCCTACAGAACACTCTTGGGCAGATGAAGCAATAATACCAGGCTCAAGTGCTATTAATAAAGGTATTAAAAAATACCTAACTGATAAAGCACACCCAATGCTTGATGAGTGGAAGAATATTGGACTACGTGCAACTGTATCACATGCAATTAAAGGAGGTGCAACAAAGCTTGTACTTGCCGATGGTACAACAGTAAACTATGGTGAAGGACATAATGCCTCACTCAGACTTGCTGGTAGACCAAAAATAGAAGAGCTTTTTACTAGTGTGCAAAAAGATCTTGCTTTTGAAAAAGGTGAACTTGCAATAGCACCATGGCTAGGCCGCACTGGGCCTACTCAGGTACCACAACTACGAAATGCTTCCTTTTCTGAAAAACAAATTAATGATTTCTTCACTCATATGTGGGGAGCTGATTGGAGAGATGGTAATTATATTACACCTACCAAAGACCCCGTATCAAACAATTCTATTACTGCTAAAGCTGTAGAAGAAGGAACAGCAGATGCGTCTATAAAATTAGGTCAAAACCCACATTCAAATATTAACCAGAGTAATTTATTTTCTATTGGTATTTCCAATAAAATAAACCTGCTAAACACTTTCCGTGTAGATAAACCTAAATCAAATGGTTCATTACGTGATATGGATCTAGCTTTACTAGCTAGTTTTCGTGATGCTGTCTATGCTTCAAAAGATATGCTGGTTGGTGTTGATAGTCATTCAACATTAACAGATTCAACTAGATTTGTAATTAGTAATCGATTGGGCGAAGTAGGCACACTAGATGAAATGCTTTGGCATCTTGGTTATAAAATGGATGACCGGATAAAGAATGATAGTCTTGCTGGACCAGGAAAATATGAAGCAGGAGACAGAAAGACTCGAGTTGAGCGTGCTTTAGAACTAGGTAAAGAAGTTCCACCATCAAGAGAACCAAATAAAGAAGTACTTGCTCTTCCCATTAGTCGTGCTAAGGGAATGGAAGTAAACTACGATGAAATATATCCTAATACTTTAGCTAAGCTTACTGGTGAAAAAGGCGAACCAGTCAATTTAGGTAAAGGTTGGCGTGATCCAGCCAAAAGCGGCTTTGTGACTTCAATACCTAAAGGAGCGGAAATTTTCATACCATGGAATCAAAGAGATGTACACTTTCCAGAAATGGGTGTAGTGGCGGCAGATGCACCAGCAATAGCGGCACGTTATAGAAACGAACATTATCACCCAGAAGATAATCCAGTAATATTCGAAGTTCCCATAAAAGGATGGAGTGAGAAACCAATAAACGTATCTCCTAAAGTGAATGACGCTGGAGAAACATTCTACTTCAGGTTAATGGATTTACATCGACTGCATTCACAGGCTAGCTACTCAGACAAATTTAGTGAGTCTCAATTTACCAACTTTCGTAATCAAGAGATTGATACGACAATACGCCGACCGGCAAATGATCCAACCACTAACGCCCCAAACGCTAAACGTTCTGTTCCCACACCAGCAGCTCATTTTAGAGCATCAAAAGCTCGTGAAGGAAGTGTAGATCTTATTATAAACACTCCTAAAGATCTTACAAGATATGCAGAAGCTGCAAGAGATTACATTATTAATTGGTTACATTTGACTCCGAAAAGCAGCATTTATCATCAAGAACAACTTAATAGTATTATTGAGGCATTTGGCTTTAGACAAGATGATAATGTAATTCCTAAAGCATTTAGGCAAGGTAGCTTAAGTGAAGTTCCAATTACTAAACAAGGAGTACAACATACTGGTAATAAGGGTTTAAGTTTTGATCTAGGTAAAGCACAAGAATCCTACCAAAAGCTGGGTGGTGTTCCTATGCTAGGTAAGACTATTGGCTACGAACCACTAGGACTTAATCAAGCGAAGGCAGCAGAAAATATGCTTCTTCGTAATGGCTTTACTCCAGACGAAGCTGCAGCTCATGCACCATTTATTGAGAAAACTGGTAGGGCTTTTGAAGAGCTTTCAGGACAGAAGATTGAGATCGGTACTATTGTAGATGAGTCAGGTAGGGTTGCTGGACTATCTTCACGTTCACCGGTTCAGCGAGAAATTCTAGTTAACCCAAAGTTAGCTGGTAATGCTCCACTCTATAGTATGCTACATGAGGCCTTTGGTCACCAGATGGTTAAGTCCTTCGAGCTAGGTCAACTTGATTTGCAGACAACCAGAGTGGTCGAGAACTACCTCAAGACTATGGTCGATGCTAGTCCTGCTGAACTTTCCAAATTGTGGGACAGCTGGGCTAAATCTTCACTAGATAAGGAAACATATGGCACGACACGTGAGGCTGTAATGGAGGCAATGAACCAACCAGCAGAAGCCGCATCTAACTTTGCAGCTCTGGCAGCGTGGGATTCAATAACTAAAGCAGACCCTTACCAGCATATTAAGTTTCTGCCTTATCCAATAGCCAGGTTCGTTGTAGAGACTATGCGATACATGGGGCAGGTATTTACAGCCATGAAAGACTGGTTTAATTATCGTCTCCTATCTAATGATGTTTCGTTTGAGAATTGGAAAAGCATTAGGAACTTTGAATCTAAGATTAGTGAGACATTCAATAAGGTAGCTAATCAGGAGCACAGAGATCGTGTAGCGTTCGAGCGCCTTGGTATGGTTATGCCAGGTGAAACTGGACGCTATAGAAGTGATGCCATCATAGACGCTGAAGGACTGATGTTCAAGGGCAATAAGTCACTTAATATGATGGCAGACGCTATGCTATTACCTGGAAGTAAGAAGGGTAAGGAGTTACTGAAAAAGGCTGCGGATATTTGGGAGCCTATTCTTCACAGAGCAGAGCGATACCCAGCACTAGTCCCTTATGCTAACTGGTTAAGAGGTGAAAGTAATGTTGGACATATGCTCCACAGAACACTCCTTGCTCCTATCTTCTCTAAGCGAGGAGAGGATGGTTCACTTCTTATGGATGATCTGCAAAGACCTATCATTGAACGGAGAGGGACTGCTGATAAAGTGCTTGGTGACAAGAAACTGATAACCGCTTTCAGTGATATTCTTCGTGCACAAAATACAGAAAGAAAGTCGATTGCAGGAATTAAAGAAGATAATCCCAAGCTGTATAATGATCTTATGGAAGGAAGGTCTGCGAAAGAGATCAATATGCTTGAGGAAATGTCGGCTAGGTTTAAGGAGGCTACTGTTCGAGCACAGACTGAAATCATTGAAAAGCTTCATGGTAAGGGACAGAAGTTGTTTGCTAGGTTTCTTAGGAAAGATGTTGAGGGTAGCAATCAAGATGTATTAAGAACAGCAGAGGAACTCTATAATCAGTACAGGGTGTCAAGAGACACTGAACAGTGGGAACCTTATATGATAAGAGCTGCAGAACTTGGACTAGATGCGGGCGTGATGAGAAGATTCCTTGAGCCTTATATCAATGACCTAGCTAAGCAGAAAGACTTCTTTAGAGGCAACCAACATTACGTGAGTGAGAAACGTTGGAAACGCTATCATGTTGCGTATGATGATCCAAACCAGAAGGCAACAGGACGTGCTTCATATGATTCTCCTAGTGAGGCTCTAGCCGCAGGTGCCGCTCTTAGAAAGAAGGGATTTAAGCTACTCTATCCTAGAGTGTTTAAGGATATGTGGACAGGAAAGAATCGTCCAGAGCTTGAGGCACTTGATGAAACGCTTGACTTTGCCTACATGAAAACCTTCACTCGTGAGATGACGAGAATGAAAGAGGAAGGTCTAATTGATGCAGAAGTTGCAGCTGACTTGGATGCTGCAGCTCAGAATTACCGAGCATCTATTGAGTCGGCTGGTATGACTCAGGATGTTACAAAGTTAGGATCAGCTAGGAGGTTTGCTCCTGGTAGGGAAGAGTTAGATATGGCACTACAGCATATGGTGTGGCTGAGCAAAGTATCACATAGAGTTCCCCAGCTTGAGACTGATGCTATGATGAGGTTTGGTGCAGTCGATCCTGCGGTCATTGGTGATGCTAATCACTTCAGTATGTTCGAGCAGCTTGGACAAGCAATAACTAACTTTAGAAGAACAGATACTGAGCTAGGCCAGCAGTTACTTAAAGGAGCATTCGCTCACTATATGATCTTCCGCACTTCAACTGCAATGATCGAGGCTGCGAGTTGGCCTCTGTGGTTAAGTCCACACTTGACTGAAGAAGGAGCGGGAATGGTATCTAGCTATACTCTACCTACTGAAGCCTCTGCACATGTTGCTGGATTTAATCTTACTGGTAAGTGGAATTCTGGTATAACAGTAGATATTGGTGGGAAGCAAGTCGATGCTTATGCTGCACTAATTGAACGTGCTGCTGCATTCAGAAGGCTAGGTAGAGGACGCTCTGCAGAATTCTTTGAAGCTGCATGGAAGTCCCAAGAAGATCTAGGACGTATTGCCAAAGGTATGGAGCCTATGGGAGAAAAACTAATAACCAGACCTGCTGGTTGGATGTTTAATACTGGAGCGAAGCTATACTCCTGGTTCGTTTCCGTCAATAGTATGATTGGTTATATTAGTGCTTTCAATATGAAGAGAAAGCAGCTCTTTAAGAACAAGAAGAACCTCAGCGAAAGAGAGTTCAATACTTTGTTTGACGAGGCAGACAGGATTACTGAGATTGTTAATAATGACATTGGCAGAGCCGGACGTCCTACCGGATTGTTCTCTGGTTGGCGTACACCGGGCATGGTTCTCCACTCACTACAGAGCTTCAACTCTGCGCAGATTTCGAACATCTGGCGGAGAGGTGTGAAGGGACTTACTTGGGGTGAGACGGCTCAACGGTTTACGCCTAAAGAGAGAGCGCAGGCACGTAAGGCAGCTGTTCAAGGCTTCGTAAGTTTAGCCATGGGTGCAGGTGTATTAGGAGCAATACCTTTTGCTAGGTCTTTAGTAGCTCTACTTGAGAAACATACCGAACTCGAAATTGAGAAAGAACTAAGACAGCTAATTGCTGATCAGTTCGAGGACCCCGAGACAAGTACCTTCATGGCTGATCTAGCTACACATGGATTAGCTTATGCAGCAGGCTCAGAATATGATTTATCAGGTCGCCTAGCTCTGTCAGGTACAGCTGGATTTAATGACTATGAAGGATGGAGTCTTGCAAGCCTAGGTGGACCTATTGTAGGACAGTTTGAAGGTTACGTTAAAGGTGCTGGGAATGTATTAAAGGGTGACTTAAGTAAGGCACTTGAAGATACTCTCCCTAAAGGATTCAAGGATCTTTATATGGCCTTTCGTGCTGATGGAGCTGTTAACAGTCCAGACGGAAAAGTCAAATACCTACCAACAGATTCAGAACGGATAGGTATAGCAATGGGCTTTCAGCCTTCAGCTCTCAGTCAAATGAGAGAAGAACAACGGATTGGTTCAAAGAGTGAAAGAGTTATTCGAGATCGCAATCGACGTTTCTACAAGCAGGTAGCTAAGGCAGCTAAAAATCAAGGTCCGCTTGTTGCTCAACAGATGATTCGTGAGAAGGCTCAAACGACTCCCGGCTTTTCAGAACAAGGAGCGTATGATGGAGTAATCGCTTATCTGGAACGGGAGGAGTTCGGTCAAGATACTCGTCGCCAAGGTTCAGTTCAGGGTGCTCTCGAAGCGCGAAGGATCGCTCAAACTTTCCGAGATCGCGGTACTCCAAGATATTCAAAACTTCAAGAAGCAGAACACGAACTGGGTGCAAGGGCTTCATTGGGTGATAGTAGGGTACTTAATTTTAGACCTGAACAGTTTAGTCATGCTGTTCTTGTGGACCTGATTCAAAACCAAACCGGTTTGAACTTCGATGCTGCTGGCTTTCTTGCTCGTCAATTAAGTTCTCCTTCTCCTGAAGCCGTGCCAACTGTGCAGGCGTTCCTAGAAGAACCATTCTAGGCGGACCAGCCTGTTCGTACTTTTCAAGTACCTTATCATCGACTAGCTGCTTGATAGCTTCTTGAATCTCTTGAGTTGAGCCGTCGGGTCTGAACTGGTGCATGATCTTCTTCAGATTCTGCGGTACTTCAACGATCTCCATAGCAGTACGAATCTTGTTAGCAATATCAGCGACAGGATTTCTACCAGATAAGGAGAATATACGATGAAAGTTCTTTTCTGTAGCATCGACTAGTTCAACAGCTTTGAGAAAAGACTCGACAGAAAGTAACCGTTCTTTAGATATAGCTAACTCATAGAGCATAGCAGTACGAAGGATAATCTGGTCCTTTGAATTCAGCCATGACGCCATGAAGGGTACTGACTCATTCTTCATACGTTGTCTATTAGACATGTACCAATCTTCATAGGCTTCCATTGTGTTGGGTCCGAAAGTAAATGGACCTTTAACAGTAAGTAAATCCTTTGCCCACTTGAGGCAGTAATCCCTGGCTTGCATTTGAGCATCAGTAAGTGTACGCATAGGAACACACTTACCTGAGAACCCTGATACAACAAAGACGCAACGTCG